ACGTCGATCTCCCTGGCGTCAGGATCGATAACATCATCGATATTAATGACGGCAGAGCTGGAATGAGTGCAGCGGATAAGCGCAGGGTCGTGCAGCCAAGCATTGTGTATATATCAAAACCAAACCGATTGAGACGTGCGACTGCTAGTTTCGATCCATTCCTCAAGGATTGGGACAACATATTTGCAGGATCGGGCGCCGTAGGCGTTGGAATACTCCTGGATCAGTTACCCACAGACGAAGAGAAACAAGGAGCATTGTATGCCGATGGTCAAAGGTAAGAAGTACGCGTACACGAAGACAGGTAAAGCGGCTGCGGCTAAAGCTAAAAAGAAAAGTAAAAAGAAAGGGAAGAAGTCATATGGCTAAGGGCGTCAAGCATTACTTCAGAGACGGTACAGAGCATAAGGGCGGCACTCATAAGATGCCCAACGGCGAGCTGCATAGCGGCGCCAGGCACGGTGTGAACTCCAAAAAACTGTTCCATTTCAAGGATCTGTCTAAGACAGCTCAGAAGAAGGCGAAGGGTTAGGTGGCGAGAGCTAAACCAGCCAAGGGTAAGGCCCGTGTACATCGCACGGCGTCCGGTAAGAAGGTGTCGTATGGACAGAAGGGAGCGAAGGTTAAGCCTGGAACGAGTAAGGGCGACTCTTACTGCGCAAGATCAGCGGGTCAGCTCAAGCAGCACCCCAAGGCAGCGAAGGACCCAAACTCCCCTCTTCGGCTATCACGTAAGCGTTGGAAGTGCTCCGGCAGCAAGTCCAGGAGGAAGTGATGGCTAACTTCAACACGAAGGACGAGTACGACGACTACAACGCCCCAAACTCTGCCGGAATTGATCGTCATAACACAGGTGGTTACAGCACCTACGGCGATGGCGACGGCAGTTCTGTGGTCGAGAGTTTCATGTCCGATATGTTCGGCAACGTCCGGCCTAACGTCTATGACCGGTTCGGGCTCGGCATCGGTCGAGGCAACATTGTCAACCAGCTCAACCTGACTAATACAAACAGCCTGGACAGGTTTATGAGCAAACAGGCGAACCCTTATGCCGACGGCCCGGTACGTGGCACCACAGGTGTCTATGACCCAATGACCGGCAAGGTGTTCGATATTACCGACGACAACTCTGCGATGGACGCTCTCGGCACCGGTCTAGGTTTATTAAGCCCGCTCACGAATGCGGTCGGTGCGGTCGATACAGCGAAGCTGGCTGGCGGCATGAATTACCGCAACCAGACCGGTTTTCTCGGTCGGCCTGAGATCGTCAGCGACGCTACGATCGAGGAGGAGCGGCGAATCGCAGCAGAGAACCGTCGGAACCGATCGGACTCTGATCAAACCACAACACCAGATAACACAGGTGGACTACTCGCCACCAACGCCCAGGGCAATATTCCCTTGTATATCCTGGCGAACGCCGGGCTACTGGCGATATGACAACAGCAGCAGAAAAACTCATAGCACGGCTCAAGGAGCGGAAGAATGCTGAGAATCTGGCCGACCGCAGACGGCGTTATTTTGCGGAAAATACTGCACGAGCTGCAGAACCGAAACCAACCACAAAACGATCACCAGCGCGACGCACACGCAAAGCACGCGACGCGGCTGCTGACTGACGACGTATTCAACGATGCGTATGGACGAGTCCTAGAGCGCATCACAGAGGAGATGATCTGCACCAAGGCTCCTGACTCTTCTAGAAGAGATGAGCTGCACGCAGAGATACGGGCCTTGCACCGCGTGGTGCATGAGCTGAACGCACTCGCAGCTGAGGCTGTGATCAACTGAGAGAGTAATAATGGACGAGCAAACCCAAGTGGATTCGCCCAGCGCAGAGAGCGTTGAGCAGCCCAAAGACCCTATTATGGACGCGATCGCAGAGATGGGCTTCGATGTCGAACAACCCAGCGATGACGACCTTAATGAAGAGCCTGAACAGGATCTCGAATCAGAGGCCGAGGAGCCAGAGTCCGAAGAGGATGACCTGGAACCGGTTGAAGATGAAGAGGCCGAACCGGAAGAGGAAGCACCAGAGATCGATCTGGACAGCATCACGATCACTGTCGGTGACGAGGAGCTGTCGGTCGAGGACCTCAAGTCCGGTTATCTAAGACAGGCAGACTACACCAAGAAAACGCAGGCCCTAGCGGAGCAGCGTAAGGAGGTGGATCAGACCAAGGAGCAATACGCGTCGGCCCTGGCCTATATGACCCAGGCAACCCGACAAGGATTGTCCCGGTTTGATCAAGTTGATTGGCAGAACCTGCAAACATCTGACCCAGCACAGTACCAAGCTCTTAGTCAGCAGTACCGTCAGGCAGCGCAGCAGGTTCAGGCATTCGAGACCGCGCAGCAGGAGTTTTTCCAGCAGGCGCAGCAACAAGTGGAGGAGCAGCAGAAGCTGCAAGCCACGCAGTCGGTTGAGACTCTAAAGACCCTGGTGCCGGAATGGTCGAACGAATTGTACGGTGAATTAAGAACATTCGCCGGAAACTACGGAATGACCACCGAGGAGTTTAACCGGATCGCTGATCACCGCCCGATCCTGATGATGTTGGACGCAATGAAGTTCCATAAATCAAGGCAGGTGGCGACAGACAAAAAGGCCAAACCCGTGACAAGCAAGCGCAAGCAGAAGGCCTCAAACCCGAATCAGACCCTGGTGGCCCGTCAGCAGAAATCTGCGATGGATAACCTCAGGAAAAATCGTGGTGTGAAGGATGCGGCTGCCGTGCTTCAGCGGGATATCGAGAAACTGTTATCTAATTAAGGAACCCATATCATGGCAACAGTAACCACGTTTGATAAGACGGCTGGTAATCTGACCAGAGACGTCGCTGACGTTATCGAGCAGATCTCTCCAGAGGAGACGCCAGCATTCACGACCGCTCAGAAGGTGTCGATCGACGCGACCCTATACGAGTGGCAACAGGACGCACTCGCGGCAGCAAACGCTGACAACGCGAACGTGCAGGGATTCACGGCGACGTATACGAACCCTACCGACGTCACTATGAAATCAAACCGTACCCAGATCTTCGCAAACACTGCGTCGGTCGCTGGCACCACAGAGGCTGTCGGCAAGTACGGGATCGCCTCTCAGCTGGCCTACAATATCAGCCAGCGTGGTAAGGAAGTGAAGCGTGACATTGAGGCAGCGATGGTCGGTCGCGACCAGGCAGCGGTCACTGGCTCCAGCTCTGCCGCAGCGAAGATGGCATCGGTCATCAACCAGATCGACTCAGGTGTCACTGAGACGATCACTGGCGGTGCATTGACTGAGGCTGGCATCCTGGGTGCTCACCAGAAGGCCTACAACGCAGGCGGTGATCCGTCGATCCTGATGACTAACCCGAACCACGCGACTACGATCGCTGGGTTTGCGACAGCGTCAGGTCGTCAGCGCGACTTCGCGACCGGCACTGAACTGGTCAACTTCGTTGATCTCATGGTCACGCCGTTCGGCCAAGTATCAGTCGTGCTGAATCGTTTTCAGTCTGCTGATGACGTGCTCCTGGTTGACCCAGAGTACCTAGAGGTCGGCACCCTGCGTCCGTTCACGACGACACGCATGGCGAAGACCGGTGACTCAGAAGAGGTCATGCTCACGGTCGAACTGACCAACGCCGTCAAGCACGACAGTGCGCACGGTCTGGTACACATCGACGCCTAATCACCACAGGTGATAACAGAGAGGGGGCCGTGAGGCCCCTTCTTCGTTTCTGGAGACAATATGAGCTATCAGTCAATCGCCAAGGTCAACGAAGATCTGTCGGTCGAGCACGTCCGTATCCAGGACACTACGCCAGTTCTCAAGTCGATTGAGGATCTGAAACAACATCAGCAGCAAGGAGAGAACCGCCTGGCTGCACGGATCCCCGTCGCAGTACTCGGAGAGATCCAGAAGAAACTCGGAATCGTCAACCAGTTCGGTCAGCCCAAGTTCGGGATGATGAACGCAGACGACATCAAGAAACTATGTAAGGAGCTGAACTCCAGTGAGTGGCAGTCGCTCCGTGTCTGGGGTGGAAAACTGTGAACATAGGACAACTCAAGACCAAGGTCGCTGATTGGTTGGACCGAACTGACCTCGACTCACAGATCGGGGACTTCGTACAGCTGGCAGCGCAACGGATCTATCGCACCGCGAGGACGCCGACCAACGAGCGTTTACTGACCGCGACAGCGACCAATGGCACGTTCGAGATCCCTCAGCAATTTATCGCCGTCCGGTGGATCCAGGTCGACGGCGTGACGCTAACACCAGCGCCTGGATCAGAAGTTTATGACGATCTGTCTGGTGCTCCACAGAAGTACGGACGGATCGGTGATTTTATCTACTTCTACCCACGGCAGCGCACTGATTTTGTGATGTCGTATTTCGTGATCGAGGACTTCTCGAACGATACCGACTCACCTGCCCTGCTCCAGGTCGCCCTGGACGCATTTTTGTATGGCGCCCTGGTCGAGGCGACACCCTTCCTCCAGGACGATGCCCGGCTTCCGGTCTGGGAGGCCAAGTACCAATCAGCGATGAACACACTGAAGATCGCCGCAGACGACGCTGATCTCGGTGATGTCGTAGCAATCAGGAGCACACAGTAATGGCCGGAGGATTCTTCAAGGACAATCTGACCTCAGTCTCAGACACGCTCGAAGAGCAGGCACGAGACGCTGCTAACCGCGCCGAGGCGGCCAAGGTTGCAGCGGAAGCGGCAGCTGCGTCAGCGACGTCGGCCTCAACGGCAGCGGTCAATAACCTGGGTCTGACCGGGTTCGCATTTTCTCTATCAGGCGTCAGCACAGGCGATCTGATTCACTGGGACGGTACGAACCTGTCCCCACTAGGACAGGCAAACGTAACCGATGGAGGTAACTTCTAATGTCGAATACAGTCCGTATCAAACGTCGTGCATCCTCTGGATCCGCAGGCGCCCCAACCTCATTAGCGAACGCCGAGCTGGCGTTCAACGAAGCAGACGATACCCTCTATTACGGTAAGGGATCGGGGGGATCTGGTGGCAGCGCATCGACCATCGAGGCGATCGGTGGGGCTGGTGCCTTCGTCACAAAATCCAGCAACGTCACGATCGGTGGCACGAAGACCTTCAGTAACTCGCCGATCGTTCCGACCCCATCTACTACTGACGACAGCACCAAGGCTGCGTCGACGGCATATGTCCAGGCACAGAACTACCTGACCGGTAACCAAACGGTCACACTGTCTGGCGTGGTCACCGGCAGCGGGTCGACCTCAATCACGACTTCGTTCAATGCGTCAGGTGTGACGCTGCCGAATAACTCTGCCGCCACGACTCAGGCAACGACAGACGACTCCACCAAGGTCGCGACCACAGCCTACGTCCAGGCACGGATCGGTGAGGTCATCGACTCAGCACCGGCAGCGCTCGATACATTGAATGAGCTGGCCGCGGCGATCAATGATGACTCAAGTTTCTCCTCAACCGTGACCACGAGCCTCGGTGAGAAGCTGGTGAAGGCCAGCAACCTCAGCGACCTCACAGACGCGGCTGCGGCTCGAAGCCATTTGGGGCTCGGCACGATGGCGACCCAGAACGCATCCGGGCTGTCGAGTGTCACGATTGATTGTGGAACCTTCTAATGGCAAATATCGTTCAGCACAAGAGATCAAGCTCTGCCGGTTCTACGCCTACGACTTCTGACCTAGCGGTCGGTGAGATCGGGATCAATACTGCCGATGCTAAAATGTTCACCAATAACGGATCGGCGGTTGTTGAGCTGGGCGGTGATGTGACAGACACCACAACTGTAACTGCCGCTGGCGCATTGATGACTTCTGGCGGCACGATGACCGGCAACTTAAAGTTAGACGATTCTGTTGATGTACGCATGGGAACCCATAATGACTTTAAGTTACTTCATAATGGCACTAACTCAAAAATAAATAATACTACCGGCGCTCTTCAAATTTCTAACTTTGCTGACAATCAAGACGTAACAATTGCAGCTGATGATGGTTCTGGCGGCACCGCAGTATATTTTAGAGCAGATGGTTCTACTGGTGACGCAATTCTTTACCATTACGGGTCAGAAAAACTAAAAACTCAATCTGGCGGCGTAGACATACAGGGCACCCTTACTGCAACCGGAGTAGATGTTACAGACTCGAACAATATCGGTCGTTTCGGCGGTGATGGGAGCACTGGTGGCGTAACACTCGCGAACGGCTACGTCGACATCAGGGGCAAGTCAGTCTCTGAGGCGACGTATGTCAACTTCTACTGTGAGAGTAGTAACGCTCACGCAGTTAAGCTGCAGGCACCCGCGCACGCTGATTTCAGCGGCAACATCACGGCAACGCTACCAAATGTCACAGGCACCCTGGTCACGTCAGACGCACAGCGGCGGATCGAGGTTGTAAGCTCCCTGCCGAGCAGCCCGGACGCGAACACCATTTACTTCGTCACGTAGGAACAAATATGCAACTAGTGAAGGTACACATCCATGACGTCGTCGAGAACGGAGATAACTGGGAGATCAAGGTGCTCCTGGAGGTCGATCCACAGGACGCATCGCTTGATGGTTTTGAGATCTGGTACGACAAGACCGTCGCCAAGTCATCTGTCGCAGCCGACATAGAGTCCATTGATTGGGAAACCACCCTCCAGGCTGAAGCGCAGACGATGGTGGGCAAACTCTAATGGCGATTTACTGGGTCGACCCGTTCCTCCACTGCTCCACACAGGGTAACGGCACAACCGGGACGTCTGCGAATGGCACATACGCGAATCCCTGGGGCTGGAGTGACGTGTTAACGACCGCGAATGCGAGTTGGACGAACCGCACCGGGGTCACGTTCCAGAACGATGATGAGGTACGGATCAAGGGCCTACCCTTCGCTACACTGACGCACAGCCTCGGTGATTATGATGTCACGATCAACGATTCACCGTACAACCAGACGATCGCTCCGACCAGCTCGAATACGAACACGAACACGGTGACGGATTTCTTCTTCGTCAAGGGATCGGATGTCGCGCCCTGGCACCCGGATGGTGCTAATACACATATCCATTGTTTTGCAGCAGAGACCGGACTAGGTACCTCAAACCCCCGTGGCTGGACCCTCAATAATTCTTCGATTTCTGCCTGGAGTTATCTGGAAGGTGTGTCGCCGGTCGAAGTGTTCTGTTTGAAACCGGAATACATCGGGACCTACGGTTGGACGAACAGCGACCCGAACGCGACCTACTACTATATGCCGACCTCTGGAGTTAATTACATAAGGATTGATGTATCGGCTGGTTGGGATTCTGAGACTACCCAGGACGGCATCTCTGTGTTCCAGGGGGAATTTACGCACTCGAGCACATCCTACCCGAGAGTTTATTGGAGCAGTGCATCGAGCAACAATAAACTTAGCTACGACTGCGAAAAACTCTATATCAGTACCTATAGAACCAACCATTCCAGCGGCGCTACGCACGGCAATCACACGTTTGCCTACAATGCCTACTTCTATTTTTATAACCGATCCCGTAGTAATGACTCCAATAACCCGATTAAGCAAAAGTTCGGAGGCGTTTACTCTTATGCCCGGATGATAATGGGCAACTATTACCCTTATAGCACTGACTATCACGACATGCGCTACGATTACATCAACACTCTCAACGCTAGATTCTATTCACCCGGTGTTAATAATAGCGACCTGAGTTACAGTTTTTTGAATAGCACCTGGCAAAACACGATCTTCTTCTATGAACAAGGTTCTCTGGGTAGTTATAGTCCAACCAACTACGGCACGATCACGATGGGGACAACCGTCCAGGATCGGTACGGCCTCGGTTATCATTTACAGCAATCATCGGCGGGATCCGAGGGTAACGGCTGTATCGAAACCCAGAGCCTGGATCGCACCCGGATTAATTTTGAGCAGAATGCGATCATGGCCTTCAATGGTCGCCGGGCGACCCGATCCTGGACAACCTCAAGTTCCTACACCGACACCTCGAAGTTATTCTCGCACAGGTATTCGTATCCAGGGACAAATAACCAGATGGTGGAGCTGTACCCGCCCGTGAATCTCAACACGATTAAACGATTCGACGCGACCTCGGGTGTGATGACTAATTTCGCGTCAGGACGCTGGGATAGCCCACTCTTCTATTCTAAGGTCGATGCAGGGCAGAACTTCGAGGCAGCGTCCCAGGCCGCGTTTCCGTCGCACTGGACTGAATCACAATTTAAGGTGGAGAGCTTGTTCGCTGGCGAGAATATCGCGCTCATGGGTAAGCTGACCTGTGGCGGCAATGACTACCGCACAACGCAGCCGACCATCTCGCTAACGAATGTCGATGATCCAAGCACGGCGCCTCACGCGACGCTTGTTTACCTGTGTCCGAGTAATGACTACGACAATCATCCGGTCGCATTTATACCCGGTACGACAGCGCCTGGGACCGTCATCAATAACAGTTCTGGTCATTTCGAGATGCTGTTACCGAGCGGCAACCAGACGTTCTATATGATGTTCAAGAACACGGTCAGCTATGCCAGCGGAGATGTTTGGTATAAGCCTGTGATCCAGGGGTACGGCCAGAACCTCAGCTCGAGCTGCGTCCTGAATTTCAGGTATTACTTCCTGAACAGTTCGTATAACCACACTAAACAAGCCACTTCTCAAAGTGTGGCGATTCCGACCAGTGCAGGTGAGTTTATGCGGATTACTACCAGCAAGGAAGATCAGATGTATGAGCAGCCTATCGGTGGCAGCGAATTGTATGTCCTTCTTGCATTCTTCTACGTTGATTCCGGCGCGTCTTACGGCAGTCAGAAGTTATTCATCACGAGCGCAGACACTGGTAACTCGATCACCCAGGCTGAGTATGACGCACTATGATCAGCAACCTGGGCAAGTTCTCCACCTCTGGAGCGGTCACATTCTCGAACCTTGGTAAGGGCGAGACCGGAGCGTCTGGCGGCGGCGGCGGCGGCGGTGGCGGTGGCGGTGGCGGTGGCGGATCGTCACTGACTAACGTGTTTGGCGGTTCGAGCGCATTTTCATCAATTTATGTCGGCAGC